CTTTAATAACTAGAGCCAGAAATACATTGGTGCAATTATTTATGGATGATGAACAGTACACTCATTTATTATTTATTGATGCTGACATATCTTTTAATCCTGAAAGTGTCATACGAATGATTGATTTAGATGAAGAAATTGTTACGGGAGTATACCCTAGAAAAACAATTGATTGGAGAAAAGTAAAAAATAAAGTTTTACAAAATCCAGAAATAAACGAGGATGAACTTCTTGCTTCTTCTTTAGAATACAATTTAAATGTAGTAGACCCAGAAAAAATACAAGTAAGAAAAGGATTTATTGAAGTATTAGACGGAGCTACAGGTTTTATGCTTATTAAAAGAAGTGTATTTAAAAAAATGGCTTTAGCTTATCCAGAATTAAAATTTGTACCCGACCAACATTTAAACGCTCCTCATGATAAATCTCTTGATTATCACATGACATCTAATTGGAATTACACATTTTTTGATACCATGATAGATCCAGATAACAAAAGATATTTATCCGAAGATTATGCTTTTTGTCGTTTATGGCAGAAAATTGGTGGTAAAGTATATGCTGACATAGCAAGTGGCCTTACACATTATGGTAATTATTCTTTCAAGGGTAATGTTGGTACTCAATTCTTGCCAGAAAACAATAAATAATTTAGTATACTTTAACATGAAATTAGTCGATTTAAAGTTTCAACCAGGGATAGATAAACAAGATACTGCTTATTCAGCAGGGGATCAACGTAAATATGTTGACTCTAATTTTGTTAGATTTCACTATGGTAAACCTGAAAGATGGGGTGGCTGGACATATTTAAGTCAGGAGTCAATAGTCGGTGTAGTTAGAGATACACATTCATGGGTTAGTTTGACTGGCATAAGGTACCTTGCATTAGGTACTGATAGAAAATTGTATCTTTACACAGATGGATCTATAGTTGATATTACACCTATTAGAGAAACAGCAGCTTTAACAAATCCTTTTACTACAAATGGTACAACAACAGTTACAGTAACGGACACAGATCATGGTGCAACTAAAGGAGACTTTGTAACCTTTGATTCTTTTTCTGCAATTGATGGTTTAAATATGAACGCAGAGTTTGAGATTACATCAATAACAGATGCAAATAATTACAAAGTAACCCATACAAGCACAGCTTCTGGATCAACATCTGGAGGTGGAGGCACTGGTAATGCTAAATATCAAATAAATATAGGTCCCGGTAACTCAACTTATGGATATGGATGGAGTACAGGAACTTGGAGTCTTAGCACTTGGAACACACCAAGATCAACATCTACAGTAGTTTTAGACGCACGAAGTTGGTCTTTAGATAATTTTGGTGAAGATCTTATAGCTACAGTTTTAAATGGTGGTACTTTTGTTTGGGACACTTCTGCTGGAACTTCAAACAGAGCTACTGCTGTATCAAATGCACCAACTGCATCACGTTTTAGTTTAGTATCTACTGACACTAGACATTTATTATTATTTGGAACAGAGACAACAGTAGGTGATGTATCAACACAAGATGATTTATTTTTTCGTTTTTCTGACAGAGAAGACGCTACTGATTATACACCAGTAGCAACAAATGAAGCTGGATCACTTAGAATTACAGATGGCTCTAAAATTATAGGCGCTGTTAAATCTACTGGTCAAATGTTAGTTTGGACAGACACATCACTTCACGGTATTCAATTTGTTGGTACACCTTTTACTTTTGGTCTTAGACAACTTGGCGCTAACTGTGGGTTAGTTGCACAGCATGCTGCTGTTGAAGTAAATGGTAGAGCTTATTGGATGTCAGATAATGCTTTTTATTTATTTGATGGTGTCGTTAAAAAAATGCCATGTTCCGTTCAAGATAATGTTTTTATTTATTTGATGGTGTCGTTAAAAAAATGCCATGTTCCGTTCAAGATTATGTTTTTGATGATTTAAGTTATGTTAATAGAACAGAAATAGCATGTGGTATAAATACAGCTTTTAATGAAATTATTTGGTATTATCCATCAAGTTCATCAACTCAAATAGATAGAGCAGTAGCTTATAACTACTTGGAAAACACTTGGTATACTTTAAATTTACCTAGAACAACTTGGCTTGGTGCTTACGTATTTGAACAACCAATTGCTACAGAATATAGCACTTCTCTTACCTCTAACACATCTACAATATTAGGATTAACCGCAGGTGCTTCTTATATGTATGAACATGAATTAGGTAATAACCAAGCAGATGGCACAGCTATTTCTGCTTTCTTGACAACTGGTTCTGTTGAAATTGCTGATGGGGATGAGCTTATGTCAGTTAGTAGATTGGTTCCAGACTTTGATAATCTTACTAATAACATGACAGCAACATTAACTTTAGAACAGTATCCACAATCTGCAGCTAATGTAACTACAACAGGCACTATTACTAGCACTACAGAAAAAATTGATGTAAGAGGTAGAGGAAGAGCCGTTAAAATTAAATATGAAACCAATACAATTAATGACACAGCTTGGAGACTTGGTTCTACTAAGTTACAACTAAGACCAGACGGAAGAAGATAATGGCAAAAATTAATATTACTAGATTACCAAACGCTACACCAGAATATGATGAGGGTCAGTTTGATCTGACAATACAACTTTTGGAACAAATTGTTTTTTTACTTAATACAAACTATCAGCAAGATTTAAGAGAAGAAGCTCAATCAGAGGGGTTTTTCCTTGGCTAATACATTTAAAAGTGCAATGGTAGATATTACTACAACAGGTCTAACAACTGTTTTAACAGTTCCTACAGCCGACCCTGGTGCATCACCCCCAGTTCCACCTACTACAGATGTGGTAAAATCTCTTTTAATTTGTAATGACTCTGGTTCAACAACTTTAGTTGATGTTGAAGTTGTCAGAGGAGGTGCAACCTTTGAAGTATTCAAAGCAAAGAGTGTTGCTACAGTTACAACTACAGAATTATTGACACAGCCTTTAGTTTTACAAGAAAGTGATGTCCTTAAAGTTCAAGCTAACGCTGCTAATCAAGTGCATATCATAGCAAGTTTTATGCAAATAACAAAAGGAGAATTATAATGAATGATTCAAAACTTAATCTACATTCTTTTTTTATTACCCCTGTGTTTTCATTTCTTTTAGAGGGCTATTCTCATTTAAAAGATGAAGTAATTGAATTAAAAAAAGAAGATCAAATAGGTGTTAAAGGTAAAAGCACTAATGGTGGTTGGCATAGTAAAGATAATTTACATACACAACCAAGTTTTACTGAATTAAAAACTGAAATATTTAATTTTGCTGATGAAGCTTTTGTACATTTAGGAGTACAAAAACATTATTCACCTGAAATAACAGGTATGTGGGGTATAATTAATCCTCCAGGATCTAGTAATAGACTGCACAATCACCCTTACAATTTTTTGTCTGGCGTGTATTATTTACAGGTTCCAGAAGATAGTGGGCAAATAATTTTTCATGATCCTAAAGCTCAAGCGGAAGTTTTATCGCCTCCAAAAGTAGAGAATCATAGTATTCATGTAGCTCACAGAGTTAATTTTAAACCACAAAATGGAACTTTATTGTTGTTTCCCTCTTATTTAAATCATGAAGTAGAGGAAAATAATTCACAAGAAGATAGAATTGTAGTAAGTTTCAATATTCATTTTACAAGGAGATAAAAATGCCAATTGTTGAACCAGCAGAATTATTAGGTCACATTACGACTGAGGATGGAAGAAGAATTCCACACTATAAAGTAAAAACAGAAACCACACTTACACATGTAGATACAGGTGTTGAGTATGATACTGAAGCTGCAGCTCAAGCTGACGTTGATGATCCAGGAACATCTACAACTGCTGAAAAAATTAGAAGAGATGTAAAAGTATTTGCTCCTTCATTAGCAGATATGTTGGGTGAAACTCCTGAGTAATTAAGCACTACAAGCTTCACATTCCATATCAGAATCTAAACCTGTTACCATAACAGTTGCATCGGAGTTATGTGACTTACCTTGAATTGTATGTATATGAGGCACATTTCTGTGTTCTAATAGTTCTTTTTGTAGTTTTTCGTTTTCTCTTTCCACTGCTAATAAACGTTCGTGGTAACGACTCACCTTATCAGCAAGGGTAGCTATAGCCTTCAATACTTCTTGATTTTCCATAATA